GCCTCAAGCGCCTTCGAATCAGCCTCGCGACCAACCGCCTTGACCCGCACCGGGTCACGCTTGTAAACGCCACGCTCGCCAGCCAGGTCGAGCGCCTGCGGATCGGACTTCACGGGTACCGCCGCGCCGCGCACGTTCTGCGAACCGCTGTCCCGCGGCGACGCCTGCCCGCCGACCAGGACATTGAGCGGCGTCACGAGCGCATCGCCACCGTCGATCCTCGGCAGGTTCAGCCGCGCGCGAGCCTCATTGCGAGACATCCACGGCGCACCCACCGACGACGACATGACCGTCGCCTGCTCCTCGAAGCTGCCGGCCATCTTCGCCGCGATCGCGAACTCGACATACTGACTTTCGGGGGCGCCCATACGGGGAAGCAGGAAGCCATTGATCCGCTGCTCGAACATCGCCAGGTCAGGACCGAGCGTGTCCGTGTACAGCATCCGGGCGAACTCCTTGACGTTGGAGAAGTTCGCGTTGTCGAGGATGCCGACCATCGTCGGGTTCGTGTGATAGACGCTCGCCACCGTGGCGAGAGACAGCTTCGCAACCTCGGACCACTCATCCTCGCGGGCGGAGAAGCCGACCCGGGAGAGCGTCATGCCATCCTCGAGGATCGGCGTCCCACCAGCCTTCGGGCCGTCGTTGCCAGTCCACTTCGCAGCCCAGTCGCGCGAGAACTTGGTGCGCGCCTCGTTCGACCACGGCGCATCCTTCGGACGGGTAATGACCGTCCCGACTCGTCCGCCGCGCTGCCAAATCTGCTGGCGATAGGACCATGCCTGAATCTGCTCAGCGAGGATCTCGCGCAGCGAGTCGATCGGAGAAGCACCCTTCGACGGCTCACCCGGCCGGTAGCCATGGAACAGAAGGAAGTCGTCCTGCTTGAGCACCAGCGGCTCGCCACCGGGGCGTGCGATCTGAATCCACTTCGGAGCCCACGCGTCGCCGCCGCCCGTGCTGGTGATCCACGACGACGGGATCAGGCGCACATCCCAACCCGACGGCGTGACAGCCTCGGCCACGGACCAGACGGCCACGTCGTAGAGCTTCAACTCCGAGACGGTCGAGTACATCAGCTCGAACCACGTTTGATGCTCGTTCGGGCGCTTCACGACCAGTGCGACGCCCTCGCCAGTGACACGGCGCCGGTCCTCATCGCTCACGCGGTCGAACACGTGGACCGGCAACTGCGCGATATTGCGGGCCAGGAAGCTCACCACTGTGCGTAGGTGCGGCTGCGTGCGGTACAGATCCGCAACACCCATGCCCATCACCTGATGCACCGACGGCCAATAGACCGTCACGTCGGCGGTAGGCCGACCGAACCAGCTACGGAAAGACTCGATAAGGGACACCCCGGACTCCTTCCGCTACACGACCACCAGGTCGCCGTCCTCATATGCCGACCGGAATGCCGTTTCAGTCGGCTGCAGGAGGAACCACAGGGCGCCGGTCGCGGCCACCAAGGGAGCAATGTCAACGGGGGAGCGCCGGCGATCCCATGCCATGCCGCCATCGGCCAGAAACTTCGGAACCGCCGCCGCCGCCGCCACATCCAAAACGGGCTGAGGCAAATGCGACAACTCCCCATCGCGAACCATGTCAAACAGCCGCGCG